ACAACACAGGAGCAGTTGATTGCGCAAGCAAGGGCAACAACTCCACCGGCAGTTGCGTCTGTGCTATCAGGTCAGATGCCAACACCGCTTCAGTTTGGTGGCTTACCGCTTCCAACCTTCCAGCAGTTACAGGCGCTGACACCGACTGAGCAACAGATGTTGAATACACGGTTAATGACGGAGTTCAACGTACCGTTGGAAGATGTGGCGTTCCAGTCACGCAGACAGTTCGGTGCGCCGAGTATGGAACGAAACAGGGATCTCGCACGATTTAGAGGATACGCAGTCTAATGCCAGTACCGCAGTTTGATCTGACGAGGGTTAGCCAGGCACAAGGAATCCAACGTGCGCAACACCCAAACCAATGGGGGTTCACCGGATTCGACGATAGGCAAACACAGGCGGAGAAAGAAGAAGAGAAGCGTAGACGCATAGAAGTGCCGGGATTCTTTGGCAGTATCGGCAGTGCTCTTGGTGGTGCAATCGACTGGCTTGAGAAGTACGACGCTCCACTATCAGAAAAACTGGGTATCGAGGTTGCAGAGCGAAAAGGCCCGATAGACGATATTTTGCGTTTCGGCGTTGAGGAACTGACACGTCCGTCAACACTGGCTATTGCTGCTGGTGGTATTGGACTAGCCGGAAAGCTAGGGCGTGGTGCAACACTAGCTCGCCAGGCAGCAGCCTCCAGATCGGGTCTGTCGTCAGCGTTACTACGAGGTGCTGGTATCGGTGCGCGGGCAGGGCAGTTCGCTGTAGCGCCGGTAGCCGGGGCGAGAGGAATTAGTTTCCCTGTACGACTGGGAGCGGAAGCAGCTACCGTAGCTGGATTTAGGGGAGCAGCCGAAGCCACATCTGAGCGCATACCGGAAAGTGCTCCTGGCTTATTCAAAGTTGGTGCGCCGTTAGCAGTAGGTTTGCTTGGTGGTATTGGTGGTGCGCGAGCATCTATGGGGGCAATGTCGCGGTTGGGCTTGAACGTGGCTAACGAAAAGGGACTCCGTGCGATCAACAGGGCGTTGAAGGACAAAGAAAGTCAAGTATTATCCAGGCGCAAGGCGGAGGTCGCTGAACGTGTAGACGAAGAAATACTCGCTGATACCCCAGAGATGCAAGCTGATCGTGACCAACTGAAGGCATGGAACGTGAGAAGAGATAGAGCACAAGGCACTGTTGACAGGCTTGGCCCACGGTTCGGCGATACCGAAGCGACCATGACTCCTGATCAGATTCAGGTTTTGCGTAACGCTGAAGCGGATCTACGGGAAGTGGACGAGCTAATCCGGCCATTAGAGCGAAAGGTCATGGTCGATCAAGTCGAACGTGAATATGTGGCGGCAGCAGAACAAGCACGGAGAGCGCGGTTACGCCCAGAGGCTGAGGCACGAGCCGACATATTGGGTGCTCAATCAGGTGATGATGTTCGTAGACGGGCACACATCATGGAGTGGGCGCACCGCGAAGCGAAAAACCAAACCGAAATGAAGCAGCTTGCTGACGACATCAGAAACAAAGGTGAATACATCGACGCGAGTGGTAATCGTCGCGGGTGGGATGAAACACCCGGATTTCTTGGCGGTCGTGAAGATGCTATCAAGCTGCAAAATGCGTGGGCTATGCGTGGCATGGCAGGGTCGGGCTATGTCTCCCGCAAGATGATAGAAATGGACGCGATTATGAATGATGCGACAGTCATGGGGAAGTCACTTAAGGACGTGATTTTGTCAGACGGCACACTTGACCCGTGGTTGCGCGAGAACGGTCTGCTGGAGTTGAAGAACGGCAGGTATGTATTTACTGACAAGGCAAAAGCCTATCGTGACGCAATAGACGACATACGACACGAACTGGACGTGCAGCGTGAAGCCGAACGTATGTCAGGTATCGAACTGGAAGACATCACCGGAGAATCGTTAGCGGACATCCCAGACGACGTAGTAGAGCAAATGCAACTGAGGTGGGACGAAGGCACGATGCCGTATTTCGGAGACCTTGTTGAGCGCCTGGGTGATGCCCAAGGGTACTTTCCGAGGTTCGTGACGCAGGGACAGAACGCCACGCTTAAGGGTGGTCGTCCGTCGTTCGGTGGTGCGTTCTTTGAGGAAGGCAGATTGCCAGGGTTCTCTGAAGGTGCTGAGTATCAGAGGCAGATGTTTGAGAACGCAAAAGATATGCGTAACGCCGATCTGGAAAACCCAGACACGTACTTGGGTGATGTATTACAGGTGATGGGACTTCGCCTACAGGCTGGTGTAGATCGGATCAATGCTGAATGGTTGAGGTCCGCACTCACTAAGCCGACTCCTGGCATTGGGCAAATGTCTTTGTTGGAAAAGATGATGGGGAACGTCAACTGGGGTACGGCCAGAAGTAATTATGTGGCAGCGCAAGAGGAATTATCGCGTATTACCAAAGCGTTATCGGGTATTCGGTCACAAGCCGCTCGCGCATTGGATTCGAGGGAGGCACAAGCACTGGCACGGTTAAACTCCCGTATGCCAAAGCTCCTGAATGATTCACGGGACCACGCAGCAGGACTGGCGAGCGAAATAGACTCTCTTACCCGTGATATGGAATTGGCAGGGTTAAGCGACCGGAAATATTACTCAGACCTACGGGCGCTGTCGGTAGACCTGCAAAAGACCGGGGCTGAAGACGATATCCATAAAATCATGGATCTGATCAACAAGGCGGACACCAAGTTCATCGAGGGAGATCTGCGACTGTCACAGCGTGTGGCAAACATGTCAGCTTCAAAACGTGCTGGTTTCGATGAGGCAACAAATCGGTCGCAGGATTCTCGTGAGTTCTTGCGCGAAACAAACGCTGAGACTGCACGTATGAACAGGGTTGATGGCCGGATCAGTGAAATACAGAAGGAGCTAGAGGCGACCCAGACACTGATGGTCAATAATATACCGGCTACTGCACGGTTGGCTGACCTACAGGCACAGTTCGCCGAGGCCGTGTCTCGTCGTAATCTGGCGAAACAGAACTATGACCAAGCGATGAAAGAAGCGTCGGCAGACAGGGCAGACCCGAACATGCTGTCAGGTCGCCAGGGTAAGCTCAATAACTTCATTGGTGGCGGCAGATTCTACGACGCAGAGTTCGCTAACGAGATGAATAAGTTTTTCGAGATGGCTGATCGGCAGGGTATTGGCGGCATTATGCGGAAGTTCAATGATTTCGCAAGACCGCTCATGGCAACGCTCGACCTCTCGTCTATCGGTATTCAGGGCTTGTTATCAGTTGGTGTGGACCCTCTAGGTGCAGCTAAGATGATGACAAGGACAACATTGGCACTGTTTAGCCCACGTTTTTACAACCGTTGGGTGGTCAAAAATAAAAACACGATTGACGACTTTATCAAGGACGGTGGGTACTTTGCTGCATTGGATGATGTCGGTGAGTTCCTATTCCCAGGTGGGATAACTAACGTGCCTGTGCTGGGTAAACCAGTAAAGCTGGCAAACCATCACTTTAGTCGTACTGGTAACGCATTGCGGATCATGATGTACAAGAACGCCAAGAACAACAGCTATTTACTCGGCAAGGTCTTCGGGAGGGGCGCACTGAACCGAGCAGAGGGGTTGGGTGAAGCTGAAAGCATTATTCAGTCAATCAATGAGGCGACAGGTTTCAAGGCAGGGCGACCGAGCACGATTTCATCGGCTGTATTCTTCGCGCCGAGATACTTCAACTCGCAGTTATCGCTGTTGCAGAAGGCAGCATCTCAACCGGGGGCTGACGGTCGGCTGGCGCGTGACTACTTTATGCGGACATTAGCGGTGATGGGCTTTGCGACGTACTGGCTGAATGACATGCAGGGCTATGACACTGACTTCAATCCGATCAGGTACGACGCTGAAGGAAATCCTCACTACAACAGCAATTTCATGCGTATCCATGCAAAGGGACAGGACGTGTCTTTGTTCGGTACCTGGGACTCGTTGCTAGGGCTGTTTGGTACGTTGGTCACGGAAGGCCCGTCTTCGGGTGCTGTGCGTTTGTTCAGGACCAAAGCGAGTCCTGCGATGGGCACGATGTTCGATGTGATCACAGAAGAAACATTCATGGGTGAGCCGGTAAAGCTCAGATCCAGTGACCCACGGGAGATTGGTATGGGTGTCATTAACCTCATGCAGCAGAAGCTTCCGTTCACACTACAGGACACTATTGAGGACGTTACTGGCACTCCCAACTTCAATATCACTGACGTGGATACCTACGGCAATCCATTAGGGCTAGGGATAATCTCTAACGTGGTTGGTCTGAAAGCGACACCTCAAACCCCGTATGAGCGCAGGGATACTCGTGCGCAGGAGTTATACCAGAAGGAATGGAAGCAACTGACACCACGGGAGAAGGCTGAAGTCGAGAGACTATACCCGGATGTAGTGGAGGCTATCGATGCCAGGCTGGAGAAGCGAGCATCTAATGGGGATGTAGAAGCACAGGCACAACTGAAAAAGAAAGAACTAGCGGCAGAGTTGTTCCTGATGGAGCGGAATTTGGCTGTGGCAGTGGAGTCAGGTCAGATACCGAGAAACCAGTTCAGTAAGATCTATGGTGATTTGCAGCGTACATTTGCTGCCCAGAAACGTGTGATTGATGAGATGCACGGCCTAGACTATGCCGATTCGGAAGACCCGAACTTACAGGCGTTAGATGCGTGGTTCGAGTTATATGACGATCCGGAAGTGAAGATGTTTGGTAACTATCTTGATTGGGACGTACTGGACCAGAAGCAGATGGAGCTTCGTACTACGTTTACACCTGAACAAAACAGGTATTTAGACGCATATTTGGAGACAGATTACAGTCGTCACCCAGAGGAAATACACGAGTTCATACAGATGAAAGACTACGTGAACGACTCCGGGTACTGGGAAACAGCCGATATTGCCTTCACGCAGTACGCCGACAGGGTGGCAACTATGGCTGGGCGGCCCATTGCATCGTACAGTGAACTTGAGCGAGTTATACGACAAACACCTGATATTCGGACCAAAGTGCGCTTAGAGGCCATTAAAAAGGCCATAGATGCCCGTAAAACCGCGCTACGCACGAGATTGCGGATGCAAGATCCGAAGCTAGACATCGCCCTGGTGCTGAGTCGGGGCTATGCGCCACGCACGGCTCAGGCGAGATCCATTATTCGTTAATCAATTATCAAGTATTTGTTGACCATTTTACAAAAAAAGTTCTACACTACAAGAACAGATGTTCTAAGGAGGAACAATGACGCAAGAAGTAGATGCTCAAGTCGAGTGGACTACGGAAGCTGATCTCGCTGAAGATACCGACGCGCAAGTGGCTCTTAGCGAAGATGTAGTGGAAGAAGTACAGAGCGACCCAGATCCATCCGCACTCATAAGCTCAATGCAGGAGCAGCTAGACCAACTGAAGAAAGATTTTGCTGACAGTAAACATGTCACAAACCGCGCAACCAGTTCTCTAGATCGACTCAACAACAGGCTCGATGAGTTTGCCACCAGAGAAGAACTTGAATCGACGAACTCTTCGATTGCAGGGATACGCAGTCTGATGGACATAGGTTTATCCGATGTCATGTCAGAGGAAGGCAAGAGTGCTTTGGCCGAACAACGGTCAGAGGATTCGTATGCCAGAGCGTTGACCCAGGCGAAGCAGGACTTGAGACAGGAACTGAACGGTGCATCTCCTACTGCATCTGGTCAAGTATCAGATGAACAAATAGATGAAGGCGCAAGACGAGCACAAGAAGCAAGTCAGCGTGTCTACGGATATGCGGAAGCCAAAGGTATCCCGGTATCGGATGTGGCAGCACTGCCCATTTGGGACTCAGGCGACAACCCTGGCAAAACCATCGACGAGGCAGTGTCTTATGCGAAGGAGTATATCGACAACATGGCTGATTCAAACCCTGATTCCCGGCTGGCACAGCGAAAGCAAGCAGCAGGAGAAGCTCCCTCTCGTGCATCATCAAGTTCTCAGGTGCTGACATACGAAAAACTTAAAAATATGTCACCTGAAGAGATTATGAAGATTCCAAAGGATGTCCGAAATAAAGCTCTCCGAGGTGGCTAACTATTAGCTAGGAGACAATCATGTCTGTTGACAGATTTATTCCTTCGCTGTGGGCGGCTACTCTGCTTGAGAATTTAAATGACGCTCACGTTGCTGTTAACTTGTGTAACAGGAACTACGAAGGAGACATCTCCCAGATGGGTGATACAGTTCGTATTACTTCCATCGGGCGAGTAACAATCTCCAACTACACCAAGAACAGTACGTCAATTACTCCTGAGACTCTTGACGATTCTCAGCAAGTTTTGACCATTGACCAGGCAAAATACTTTGCTTTTGAGGTTGATGATGTTGATGCACGGCAAGTCAGAGATGATGGTGCATTGATGGATGTCGCTATGCGCGATGCTGCTTGGGGTCTTGGAGACGCTGCTGACACTTCGGTGTTGTCAGCTATGCAAGCACAGGGAGATACAGGTAACGCTCTTGGAGCATTAACCATTGGTACAGGTAACGTAGATGCCTATGAGAACATTGTGGATTTGGCTGTAAAGCTCGATGAAAACAATGTTCCAAGGTCAGGTCGTTGGTGCATTATTCCACCGTGGTATCACGGCTGGTTGCAGAAAAACGCCAACTTCGTATCCTACGGTACGAGTGCAAACCGTGAGGACCTGGAGAACGGAATTATCGGTGCTGCCGCTGGTATGAGGATCGTTGTTTCTAACAACCTACCTTCTGCTAGTGCAGGACGAAACTACGTTATCGCTGGTCACTCGGATGGTGTTACCTATGCAGAGCAAATCAACAGTGTTGAGGGCTACCGACCTGAGTCGAGCTTCTCT